AATTACTTGTAAATCTGTGTCTGCAAATATTTTAAATGTGTAGGCAAAAGCTGTTGTGCTATCATTACCCGAATACGAATTTTTTACTGTTGTGCTTGATACTGTCATAACTTAAAAACCTTTATTCTTTTTAGATGGTTTTGTAAATAAATATTCTTGGTTATAATCTTTTTTCATTCTCTTTTCTACTCTTTTTAATACACCCGGATTCATTGTTTCCATAATTTGAAAACCTATCATATAGTCAAATGCTGCTTTAATATAAAATAAATTTAAAAAAGGTATATTTGAACTTATAGTTCTATAAGCAGCTCTACCTGCTTTACCACCTTCTCCAGTTACAGCATACTTTAAAGCTAAACCAAGATCAATAACAGTTGTTGGAAATGGTCCTATAAGTCCAGCAGCAACTGATCCAGCGTCTCTTTGTTCTTTAAATAAAACATCACCATAAATACCTAATCCACCACCCTGTAAAAATGCAGCCATTATAGTTTTAAAATTATTAGGATCACGAGGTTCTTTACCTTTTAATAAATCTTTTGCTGTCATTGACATATAACCCATAAAACCAGAAACTACTACAATAGAAGCTAATCCTTTTATACCTCTACCTATATCTTGATTTGGTCCTTTTCTTAAAAAAGCTATTTCTCTTCCTAAAACTTTATTTCCTATAGCCATTGGAAATGCTTTAAATTGACCAACAAATCTAATAGCTTCTCCCATACCAGTTCCAGCTAATGTGCCTTGTGTCATAGTTCCTTTAGTTCTAGCATCTGGTTCAATTACCGCATAAATTGATCTATCTAATAACATTCCAGATACAGAATATTTAAATTTATCTTTTTCCATTTGTAATTCTGTTTTACTTAAATCATTCATGCCTGTAATTTTTTTTATATCAGCATCAGACATATTACTTAACTCTGATATGTTAATAAATTCTGTTCCATCATCTGCTTTTGACATTGCAGTTTTTCTAATAATATCCCATTTAGTAGCATCAATATTATACAATCCAAAAAAACTTTGTAGAGGTTTATTTAATTGGTTAAAACTTAGATTTTTTTGATTAGCATAATAGTTTGCCATACCTAGCATTGAGTTTTCTTTTAAAGTGTTGGTCCACCAAGAAAGTAAATTATATTTAAAGAATGTTCTTTGTATTTTTGTCCAACCTTTATTTAAATTGTCTCCAACTTGAAACCTTCCAGAAATGTCATAAGTTGTACCATCACCTAAAAAACCTAATCCTTTTGCTATATCTCTTTTTTGTTTAGTATTTTTTATTTTTCCAATTCCACCCATAGCTTCACCTATACCACCTAAAAATGATCTACCTTGATATTTCATTTCTGAAGCATAGATACCTATATCAGCCGCAGCAGAAATAACTGCACCACCTAATTTTGCAACATTACCTACAGCTCTTCCTATTGCAGACCATTTTGCTACCGCAAATCCAAATTTACCACCATCAAAAGTATAAACAGTTCCATCTACAACATTCATAAATTTTTCAAATTGTCTATAACTTGATAAACTTTCTGTACTTCTTTTATTTGCTAACATTCTATTTGATATAGCAACTCTAATTTTTTCAAAATTTTCTTTAGGTTTTGTTCCCAATGTATCCAGCATACCTATATTTCTTCCTGCTGTCATTAAACCACTATAGTAAGTTTCTTTTAATGATCCTGTGCCAAATTTTTCATTATAGGCATACCAATCTTTTGCAGATTTAAAATGTAATACTCTTTTGTTTGAAATTCCTTTTGTAACACTATTGCTTCCAAATACTCCACTAGCTCCATCAGCTACTTGTATTTTATTTCCAACCAAAGAATTATATGAGTTCATTAAGAAAGAATCAATATTATCTGTATTACCAAATGTTCTATCTCCATCTAAGTATTGCATAATAAAATTTTTCCAAGCAGTAAAATTTTTATTATAATTTATATCTGTTCCTTTTAAATTTGGATCAGCTACTATTTCTTCTATATTTTTACCCAATCTATTTGCTGCTGCTCTTACATTAAATTGATCATGTGATTGTCTAACAACATATCCCCACATTTTAGGAATATTTGCACCTCTAGCATTTAATGCTTGTCTAGTTAGTTCAGAGTGTTTTTCCATTATTTCTGCTAATTTTTTTATATCTTGATTTTTAGTTGTTACTTCCATTCCTTCAGAAATTTGTTGTTGTGTTATTGCAAGTTCTTCTTGAAGTTTGCCATCAGCTTTATCAAACATTCCATCTAAATTATTAGCAGTAACTTCAGCATCAAATGCCGCTACTAATTGACCTTGTGCAGCATTTTGAGCAACACCAACAGATGATCTTGCACCCATTGTTAATCTGTTTGATCCAACCAATAAAGCTATTAAACCTTCTTGCTCATCACCATCAAAAGTGTCTAAAAGTTCTTGTACTTTTTTTCTTACTAATATTTCATCATTAACAGCATTAATTTTATTAATTTTTTTTTGAGCTTTTACTTGTTCTGTAACTTCTTTACTAATTCTATCTATATCAACTTGATCTAAATTAGTTTTTTTAGCTTCAAGTACAGCAATATTAATTTTATCAATCGCATCATCTTTATCTATAGATTTAAGAGAAGATTTTTTTATTAAATTTAATATTCTTGTTGAGCAACTACTTTTAGCCATTAGTTATTTCCATTTATACAGTTAATATAATCAGCAAAACCAGCTTCTATGTCATCAGATTTAGAATTAACTTCTTCTAATGCTTCGTCTGCTTCTCTTAATGTAGCATCTTTTTGACCTGTACTTTTATTTGTAAATTCTAAAGGTAGTCCAGCATCATTTTGTTTTGTTCTTAATTTAACTAATCTTTCTTCAGCAGTTTTTAATTGAACATCCTCATTAGTAATAATTTTTTGTGGAGATTCAGAAGGCATTTCTTTAGAAACTTTTTTACGATTAACTACTGGATCAGTAATTACAGGTTCTGTTTTAGTAGTTTTTACAAATTTTTTTCTTTCAGTTAAGAGATCATTGTATTTTTTAATTGCATTTTGAAGATGTTTTTTATTTACTTTACCACCTTCTCTAATTATCATTTGTGTATCTTTTTTAACTATTTCAAGATTTTTTTTTGCTTTTACCAATAATAAGTCAAGTTGAGCAGTTGATGTACCATTAAGTGTAGGATCAGCATTTGCTATAGGACCTGTGTTTACAGGTTCATCTAAAATTAAATCTCCTACAGATTTTTGTAATAATAATTTTCTAGTTTCTGTATCCATCTGATCTAATCTCATCATTTCATTTACTACTTCATCTGGATAATATTCTTTGTATAAATCTACTTCTGGTTTTCCATTATCATTCTTACTTAAATTTTCTCTATTAATTCTAATTCTTGCTTGAAAATTTGCATTAGTATTTATATCTCTTAATTTACCAGCTCCTACATGAAGTCCACCACCAAGAACTGATCCAAATGCAACATTTAAAAGACTATCATATATATCATAATCAGCTTGTATTCTTTGTGCAGCACCATAAACAAGCGGTTCTAAAAGTAAAGCTCCACCTGCACCTTCTATAGCACCTCTTTTTAATCTTGTTCTTCTAAATGCTTTTGCAGATTTTTCACCCATTCCTTTTGCTTTAGCAATAGACCTAGCAAATCTAGCTTGTCCATAAATAGGAATAAAAGAAGCTCCAATATTTATAGGATCAAGAAAACTTGTACCAATACCTACTGCAAGTTTTGCAGCACCAACATAAAATCCACCAGATAAAGGATTCCAAGAACCCTTTGGTCCTCTTCGCATAATACTTTGTCTTTCTAGTTCTTTCTTTTTTTTTTCAACCATAATATCAACAACTGATTGATATTCATTTCTTTCAAAAAATAATCCTAACTCTCTATATTCTTCATTTAATAATTTTTTATCTCTAGGAACTATACCAGCATCTCTTGATTCTGATGCTGCAGTTGCAACATCTTTCATATTTAATAGAGACATTACAGGATTAAAATTCCAGTTGTCTGCAGCTACTGCTCCTAATGATTCAAACAAACTTGTTTTGTAATTATCATAACCAGTTTCTTGTGCTGTCTTAATTGTGTTTAATCCGAATCCAAATTGTGCCATATTATTTTATTGTTTTTAAATATTTTAAAAGTAACTTAGCTTCTTCTTTTCTTCTTGTGGTATATCTATCTCCAAAATCTATAAGTTCATCATAGGCTTTTTGCCATTCATTTGACGTTACATATTTCCAAAAATTAGGAGTTGCAGTTTCTAAATTACCATATTGAAAAGCAACAGATGCTACTACTGTAGCTTGTTCTGTTGTTAATAAATCAAAAGATTTTCCTGTAGTTTTTTTCCATAATTTTCTAATTCTTGTTATTGCTTGTTTTTTAGCAAATTGATTAATAATTCTACCTTCTTCTTTTGTTATTTTTAATTCTTTAGCTTTAGAAACAGCTTCATTGCCTTTTAATCCTAAATATGGTTTTAATTTATTAATTATTTCTTCTGGCAAACCATTTAAGTCAGATAGTTTTCTAGCACCTAAATCAAAACCAGAAGCAATAGTTATTCCAGATTTAGAATTTTCAGCATCTGGAACTTTTCCAATTATTTCAAAACCCTCTCTTTTTTCAATAAAATTAAAATCTACATTTTTTGATTCTTTATATTGTTTTATTTCTGATGCTGCTACTGGAGTAAATATAGCATCACCTATTGTTTTAAAAATAGATGATTGATCATCTACCGGAATTTTAGAGTTTTTTTTTCCATCATCAAAAGTAATACCTTCAATGTTTGGTTTTCTTATTTTTTCCAATGCTTCTTCATAGGTTATACCCTCATCTCTAGCAAGTTCATTAGCTTTTTCAAAAGTATCAATAATTGAAGTAACAGGAGTTGATTCTGGTTCGTTAAATCCTACATCAAAATCTATAACAATATCTGTTCCGGGAACAAGACCAGACGTGTCATCAAATTTAAAAATTATTTGTTCTCCTTTATTATTTATAACTGGTGCAAAACCATTATCAAGAACAATACCAAAAATTACACCTTCTCCATCTGGAGTATTTCTCCACTCTCCATTGATAGACATTTGAGAACGCATTTTATTTGATAATACTACTGGATCATCTTCACTATTTGATTGAAAAGCTACAACATCAAGTTCATCTAAATAATATGTTTTTAAAAGATCTGTAGTATCTTGTATTCTATTTGTTTCATTTAAATTTAATTTTTTATCACCTTGTTGTATTCCTATATAATAAGTGTCTGTTAAAACAAAATTGTTGTTCCAGCTATCTACAGCAAATTGTATAGCATCACTTTCAGACATATCTGGATTGCCATTCATTTTTTGTGCGGCAACAAAAGTTAAAAATTCTTCTATTTCGTTTGTTTTTTTTAATGAATCTGTACTATCGTTTGGTGTATTTTTTCTTACAATGCTTATGAAATCTGCAATACCATCTTTTATTTCTTCTTGAATTTCATTTTTATCAATTTTAGAAATTTTTAAAAATTTTTCTATTTCTTTTTTTTCTTCTTTTGTGTCAAATGAAAGAGCTATTTCTGCAAGTACAGAATTTGCTAAACCAGAAGAAACAGTTGCACCAAAAGGTAAACCATCTGCTATTAATTGTTGTATTGCAAGACCTTCGTTATCACCATAATTTTCAGCTAAACTAAGCATTATACCATTTAGCTTGTCTCCATCTGAAAGTTTTGCTGCTTCATTATAACTAGCAACAAATGCTAATGATTGTTCATTTGTCATAACTTTTATATTTTTTATATTTAATTTTTTTTGTTCTTCTATTATTCTTTCTGTTAAATTTAATTGAGCTTCAGACATTGCGGAAGTTTCATATTGATTAGGTGCTGTAAAAGCAGCTTCCATATTTGATACACTTATTGCTTCATTTTCAATATCTTGATTTGTGTCTAATATGTACTTAACAGGATCGTTTTGTCTATTTAATTTTATATTTTCAACTGATTGAATTAAAAAATTATTTGATTCTTTTGCAAGATCATAAGATAATGTTGCTTCATTTTCTTCTATTATTGTTTTTAAATTAATATCTATATCATCATTTTTTAAAGTATGAAAAAATTTAATATTGTTAGCACTATTATCTGCTAATTCTTTTGCAACCATTATTTGTTGTGCTTCTGTTTCTGTAAATATTTCATTTATATATTCTACATTAAATCTTGGTGGCTCTTTACCTTCTGCTCTAGCAGTAATATAATTTTTAAATTCTGTTCTTATTTGTGGTCTTAGAATAGTTTTAGCTCTTTCTTTTAAATCTTCTCTTTGTACAAAAGTTAAACTAGATAAATAATTTTTATCTTTTAATAATTCAAATGTTTTAGAAGGAGATTGACTTACATCTTTTAAACCATCCATATAATCAATTTCACCGGGTATAGAATCTAACATAACCTTTAATTCTGGTGCTGATAGTTGTGAAATAAAAGTATCTTTAGTTAATTTTTCTAAATCTGTTTGTAAAGTTGATTTAGCAAGACCACTTGTATCTGTACTAGCTGTTATAAGTAAAAGGTTTTTTTGCTTTTCATAACCAGCAAATAAATTTTTTAAAATATTTTTTGATATTTGTGTATTATCTCTAAATATTATTTTTTGTGTTTCTGCTAAAGCATAGTTTTCAAATTTAATTGCAACATTATTATTAGTTGCTTGAGATTTATATTTATTAATTAAAGCATTGTTTTGACCTTTTCTATATTTGTTAGCAGCATCTTTATTAACTGACATTATTGGATCAGTATTAATAGTCTCTGATACTTTTATAAGTTCAGTTATATAATCATTTTCTAATTTTAATGCTTCTGCTTGATTTTGTGCATTTGTTTCTTGTATTTTTTGATTAACAAGCATTTTAGTAGCAGGTGCTAAAGCAGTAGCTAGTGTTTGATTTAATCCAATTTGAGGAGCAGTAGTAGTTCCTGTTAATTGAGTTATTGATCCTTGAGCTGTAAATGTAGGTATTTTAGGCATTAATAAAAAACTCCAAAAAAAAAATTAATATAAATTTATAAATCATTATTATCTTCCAGATCCTTGAACAGGAGAATATAAAAATTTATTAGAACCTGTTAAACCGGTATTATAAGAACTTCCTCCACCAAACTTTAATAAAGTTGTAGTAGCAGATGCTACAGTTTGTATTTGTGCAAGTTTTGATTGTTCTCTAGCAATAACTCCTTTTACTCTTGCAAAGTTTGCTTCTTCTCTTTTATTAGCTGCAGCAACTTGTGAATTATATGTTATTAAATTTTCTTGTAACTTTGCTTCAAGAGCATTTGAAAAAGCAATATTATAAGCACTACCAGTACCAACTTCTACTCCAGATTTAGAAAGAGCAACATTCATTTCTCCTTTTACTTTTTCATAATTTTTATTAAATTGTGCAATATCAAATTCTGCTTTTTGTTCTATTTGTGTAGCTTGACCATCTAATACCTCAGCACTTCTATTTAAAGATTTTTGATTATATTTGCCAAGAGTACCTTGCTGTTGAAATTGCATTACAGAAGTTGCTGCTGTAATATAAGGTGCTGCTGCTACAAATGTTGGTCCTGCTAATGTTAATGGTCCTTTATATTCATAAGAATCTTCTTCTATAATATTATCATTTATATCATAAACAATTTTGTTATAAATCTTCATTAAAAAATCCTCGCATACATATATTGATCTGTTCCATCAAAACCAAACTTTTTCATTAAACCTTCGTTCTCCAAACCTAGCCATTCTGCAAATCTTTGACCTTGTTTAAAATCTTTTCTTATTGCAGTTTGTACTCTTTCTATATTGTGTTCTCTTGCAACTCTAGCAAAATCTTTTTTAATTGCTTTTGCAACTGACAAAGGATGATTCCACATATCACTTGATGCTATAACCCAGCCTTCTGCAACTTGACCCCAAATCATTTTCATACCTGCGGCAAAGATAGGTTTATTATTTACCATACCTGTAAAAGCTAAATTATCTTCTTCTAAATTCATAGCATCACCTTCAACATTAATATAATGTCTATCTGCTTCTAATATTTTATGATTCATTTGATATGATAATATTATTTTTCCATGTTCTTTTGTATAAGGTACTATATATAACATATTATCCATCATTTGTTTGTAATCTTGGGTATAACGATAAAATTGTAAAAGGTAAAGGTTGAGTTTGTCTAACAAAAATAAATCCATCTGTTTCAAAATTTCCTCTAAACTCTACCTCTTTATCTCCTGTAAATGGTGGTATACCTTCATCCATTAAATCAGCAGAACTTCTAAATGGTATTCTTTCAAGATTATTTAAGTCTGGTCCAACTTCTACACCTATAGTTTC